AGAAGGTGGACGAAATCTTCTCCCCGACACAGATGAAGGATCTTGCTGATCAGGTGAAGTCTCACGAGGCTTTCAAGACGAGGGCGGTAACAATCTTTGCTGTGGTTCAATTTTTGATGGCCGCGGCACTTTTTGCACAGAAACTTCTTTAAATAAGCTTCGATCCGGCAACGATATTTAGTTGCAGGGCAGAAATGACAAGTTTTCTCAACACACTAAACCCGACACCATTCGGATTTTTTGATTCCAATTCCGACTTTCAGGTCGAGGCCGACTCAATGGTCACATTCATCAAACGAAAGTTGGGTGATGATGTGTTGAGTGTGGAGCTGACCAAGAAGCAGGTGTGGGCATGTTTTGAGGAATCTCTTTTGGAGTACGGATCCATCATCAATCAGTACCAGGCAAAATCGCAGTTGGCAAATCTGCTGGGTGCTCCTACGGGAAGTTTGACGAATTATGAGCAGAAGTTCCCCAGAGAAAATCTCGAGTTTATGCTTCGAAGAGCTGAGCCGTATTCCATGGAGGCCGGCCTAGGTGGCTCTTACAATTCGGTGTCGGGATCTATAGATCTTGTCAGGCAGAAGCAGGACTATGACATCTATAAGGATCTTAAGGATGCTAGTGGTAACTTGATTTTCAACAACAGCCTCAACACATCGAGCAGCAAGATGAAGATAATGGAGGTGTTTCACTTTAGTCCGTCCGCAGCCTATCGATTTTTTGATTCCACGTCAGCAATCAACTACCTCAATAACGAGTTCTCGTTCGAGTCGTTCACACCCGAGACGGTGTTTTATGTCCTGCCTGTGTTTGAGGACATTCTTCGCGGTGGTCAACTCGATCTCTCAAATCGTGTGCGAAGGTCGAATTATTCGTACAAAATTGTTGGAAAGAATATTAGACTTTTTCCCATGCCAACAGCGCAGGATCCCATGAAACTCTGGATAAGAGTGCAGTTCAGCCCTGATCCTCTAAACCCTGGAATTGCGGATCCGGGAATTTCTGGTGTGTCCAACCTGTCTAATGTGCCTTTTGGAAGATTAATTTATTCGCGTATTAATTCGATAGGTCGACAGTGGATCAGACAGTACACTGTGTCATTGAGCAAGGAGCTCCTAGGATTAATCAGATCCAAGTTTGGGTCTGTTCCCATTCCCGGAGGTGATCTGTCTCTGAATGGTGCTGAACTCGTCATCCAGGGAAGGGAAGAGAAAGAAGGCCTTAAGACCAAGTTAGCCGAGATGTTGGATCAGTTGACTTACAGTACAATGCTCGAGGATGAGGCCGCCGCGTCGGATAACTTGACAAATATTCTTAAAAAGATTCCGATTCCGAATGGCCGGGCGATTATGATGGGATGATGAACCATGGCTAGACTATTTCTGACTCCACGAGAGATCGACTTCATCAACGACACCACCAAGGAAATTATCAAGGACGTCGTTGGGCAGAAGATCTATTATTATGCGATTCGTGCGGATGTGACAAAAGTGCACGACGTTTATGAGGAGGCACCCGACAAGGTTTTCGATCCGCCGATAGAGATCGAGGCCCGGGTTGATTGGCAACCTGAGCAGGTTCGAACCAACCGATACGGCGTTGAAGAGTACTACACCATTGACGTGTATCTGCACTACGAAGATCTCCTGGATAGGAATATCAATGCCCAAGTTGGTGATTACTTTTCTTACGGCACCACATTCTTTGAGATAACCCAGTTGGGGTACGATTCCACCATATACGGGCAGATTGAGCACACAATGGGAATTAAACTCACAGGCAAGCAGGCGAGGCTGGGCCAGATCTCTAAAGATCCTCTCGGTCCCACATCCGAGTCCTACACAGATCCGGGCGCAGTGCAGGAGACATTCGTTCAACAGAGAGGATTCGCCGAAAATCGGCTGGGTGAGACAGGCGATGTTAGATCGCTTCAACAGAAGAATGTGCTTAGTGTGCCAATAACCGGTCCCGCTGAAGTGTCCCCCAAGGGGGATGATACCGATGCCGGATCATCATTTTACGGTGAGAGCTAGTCATGTCAACACGTGAGCAACTTGAAGCCAACAGACCGGGTAACCCACCAATTGCCGGAGAGAATACATCAGACGTATTTTTAGAGATCCCCAGCTGTACAATTGAGGATATCGATCGGGCGCTTTTCAACCTGTTCGACAAGGATCTTCCCTTAATTTATTCTTATAAGAAGAAGTCTCAGCGGGTTCCCATTGTGTTTGCGGGTGGTGAGAGATTCGCTGTGGTTGCGAGAAAGAAACCTCTGCGCGACGCCAACGGCGCGGCAATTTTGCCCGTTGTCTCAATTATGAGATCAAATTTGACGCAGGCAAATGAGATGGGTTTAGCGTCCAATACTGCCACACCACACATCATCAAAAAGCAGATTTCTAAAAAGGACCCTCGTTATCAGCGTCTCATCAATCGACTTGGCTTAAAAAATTCCGACGACTTAGTAACACAAGATGCATTTTTGAATGCCAATCAGGGCACTCCTCTTGAGGGTGCCAAACCAGGCAGAATTGCATCTCGAAGAGGCGGTGCATCAAAGAATGCCAGGCTGCGATCCGGTGATTTGTTGTCACCCAGCTTGAGCAACAATATTTTTGAAATTATTGAGATGCCCCCACCGAATTTTGTGACAGCTACATATGAGGTGACAATCTGGGCGCAGTACGTGCAACAAATGAACAATCTGGTGATGGCGATAATGACGAATACTCAAAGTCACGCGCAGAGAACGTTTAGGTTGGAAACACAAAAAGGCTACGTGTTTGTGGCGTACATGGAGTCAGGATTTTCTCCGGGAAACAATTTTGATGACTTTACCGATGATGAACGAATTATTAGGACGTCCTTCACATTGACCGTTCCGGGTTACTTATTGGGCGAGACTTATCCGGGCGCACCCAATCGTCTAAGGTCAATATTGTCGGCACCGCAGGTATCGTTTGAGCTTGATTTAACGTCCGCACACATCCTAAGCGATGTGGAAGTGGGAACATTTAGTGGAGATCCCAATAGTTATGTTCTAGATGACGTGAGAAGAATTGATGCTCCGTTACCCGGAGGCGCTGTTGCTGATCAGAAATCAGTGACGTATAACGATCCCAGGAGACTTAATGCGCCCTCACCCGACAGAAACGACTCCGCGATGTTGGGTGGCGCAGTTAATGATATAAGACAGAGAACTGTTGAGACAATCTCTGATCCTTTTGGAAAAACAACCCAGACAATTAGTGTGGTGAAAACCCGGTCAACCAGAAACGGGGAAACAGTTTACCGAGAAGTTCTTTGATAATGTAAGTATTTCAGAATTAACAAGATACTTACAGATGACGAGCTGTTAGGAAGCGGAGAACAGGAGAAGATATGGCTGAGCAGACATTTAGATCACCCGGTTTTTTCGATCAGGAAATTGATCTGTCGGGGGCGAAAGTAGCGCCCGCGGGTGTCCCGGCAGGTGTCATTGGTACTGCTGAAAAGGGTCCGGCATTCGTTCCGATTACTGTGGGATCTTTTAGTGATTTTGAGACAAAGTTCGGTTCTCTTGACCCAAAGAGATTCGGGCCTTACGCTGTTAACGAATGGCTCAAGAACAGAACAGCAGTGACGTATGTCAGAGTTTTGGGCGCCGGTTCGAATGAGACCAACTCACACATTTCCAACACTCGTGTCGGGGGCGTCGTTAACAACGCAGGTTTCAGAATAACAGGATCGATGACCTCCGGAGACGTTACCCTACCAGGTGCCAAAGGCATTGTCCAGCTTATTTGCGCCAAGCACAATGCTGTTCCGGATGAGGCCATTGGCTTCCCCATGTTCAATGACAATGTGAGCATTGGAAACGCTTCTGCGATGCACCTTGTGCGAGGTGTAGTGCTTCTCGCGACAGGCACACGTCTGATGGCGTTGGGTCATAATCAGGCTTATGCAGACCTAACCGCCAGCACGTTTAATGTAGCAACTGTGGGGGCTATTGGAAGCAGCCCGCTATCTAAATCAAAATATTTCAAACTTATTGTAAGCTCTACAGCCGGTAGTGGCTGGGGCTATGATGAGAAAAAGATCGGAGTTCGAATTCTCACCGCTTCTCTGGATCCAAATGAGGACACGTACATCGGCAAGATTCTGAACACTGATCCTCTCAAGTTTCAGGAGGAGCAGCATCTTCTCTATCTAGACTATGCCGTCGAGGATGAGCTTGCCCAAGTAGTTGCTAGTACCACCGTGCCAACGGTCGCAATCGTGTCGGGGTCAAGTCTGACCAGCGGACAATCCGGAATAAGTTCTATTTCATACACTGACCTTTACGGCAGATATGATACTCGGTACTCTACACCGAAAACCACACCATTTATTTCTCAGCCGTATGGAAAGATGGAGTACGATCTATTTCATTTTGAGACGCTTTCCGACGGTGCTTACGCGAATGAGAAGTTTAAGATATCGATTGCCGGCCTTAAAGCCAGCATCAACGATAAAGAACCCCACGGACTTTTTGAGGTGCAAGTTAGGTCTTTTAGCGACAGCGATACGAACGTCTCTATTCTAGAGCGGTATCCGGGGTGCTCGCTCAATCCTAATTCTGATCGATACGTTGCTCGTTTAATTGGTGACAAAAAGGTCTACTACGATTTCGATCAGGAACAACTAGATGAGCGTCGCCTGGTTATCAAGGGCAAGTATCCAAACGTGTCGCAGAGAGTCCGAATTGTGATGAACGAGCAGCTCGAGCGAGGACAGGTGCCGAAGGATGCGCTGCCGTTTGGATTCCGCGGAATTTCTGTGTTGAAAACTAACAACACGCTGACCGATTCAAAGACACAGCTAAAGTCACCTGAAGGTCAAACTTTGGGAGCAGCAGCTGAAGACAGGCTGGGGGTCCATCAGACTGCATCCACTCCCGTGTTGCAGACCACTGGATCAATCGTCCCTCCGATTCCGTTCCGAGTGAAAGCCACTCGAGGAGCGGTGGCATCTAGTCCCGAGTGGTTGGGCCACGAAGGTTCCAATGAGAGAGTTGATGCACGATTTTACTGGGGCGTCAAGACAGATCCACTTCCCATAACTTCTAGTAACAATAGCGCTACAGGAATCGGAAATGCGGCCCTGCGCGCCAACGAGGGCGCCGGAATCAATCCCTTGGTCCGAGCTTACACAAAATTCCAGGGAATTCAAAAATTGGATTCTCTGGTCACTGGAACGGGCGCTGATGTTTTCAATAACAATAAGTTCACGATGGCGAGAGTCGCGCTGTACGATCAGGCAACAACGCCGGCGGGGGTGACAACCGCGATAACGGGTACAGCGATTGAACACATTCTCAATACAGCTTATGTCAGAAATGGTTCGCCAGATGGCACAATGTACACAGTCACAGATGGTGTACGGCACAACAGAATTACAATGGCATCGTTGATTGCCACATCCTCCGTGCTGTTTAATCGATTCACTGACTTTAACAAGTTCACCAATATTTTCTACGGAGGATTTGATGGTGTGAACATTCTTGATGAGTCCCAGTTCTATTTTAGAGACAGGGCTTTCTCGTCTAATGTGGGCGGCAGGGCTCAAGCTACTGGTGATATAGGCCTTGCGGATATTAGCAGTGTCAATCAGTCGGGTAAGGGTCGGGTCAATAATAATGTCGCATCGGTGAAACGCGCCGTCGATATCATCACTAATCCAATGTCCTCGAGGATCAATTTGCTATCGATTCCGGGAGTGAGAGTTGCTTATGTGACGGATCACGCTATGCAAAAGACAAAGGACTACGGCATGGCTCTCTATTTGATGGACATCGAAAAATATGACAAGGATACAACACCAATTTTTGATGACATGACCCAGCGGTCGGACGTTACGAAGACAATCAATCAATTCTCAGGGAGAGCGATTGACAACAACTATGTTGCGACCTACTTTCCGGACGTAACGATCGAGGATAAGATCAATAATCGCCGAGTTCAAGTTCCATCCTCTATTGCTGCTATGGGGGCTCTCAGCTTCAATGACAAAACAAAACAGTTGTGGTTCGCACCAGCTGGATTCAACAGGGGCGCGCTTGATTTTGTGACCAGCGTGGAGAATAGGCTTTCGTCCACAGACAGAAATGATCTCTACGATGTGATGATCAATCCGATCGCCACATTTCCGCGTGAAGGTTTCGTTATTTTTGGACAGAAAACCCTGCAAGTTGCTCAAACCGCGCTCGATAGAATTAATGTGAGAAGAATGATGCTCGATATCAAGCGCAGAATTGTTGGCATCGCCAAGAAGCTCATTTTTGAGCAGAACAATGCTGAGACTCGCGCTCGCTTTGTGGCGCAAACGACGCAGGAACTAATATTTGTTCAAGCACGTCAAGGAGTCGATGCATTCAAAGTGGTCTGTGACGCGACGAATAATCCATCATCTCAGATTGATCAGAATAGAATGAAGGGGACGATTCAAGTTGTTCCGACACGCGCGGTTGAGTTCATTTCGGTGGACTTTATCATTACAAATGCCGGCGTGAGCTTCGAGTAATGAATAAGTAGAGATAGGTGTAGGAGAAAAAATGGCACAAACTACCTTTCCAATTAGTCCCGGCGTGATTGCGACGGAGATAGATATCTCAGGTCCCACTGCCCTAGAACCTGCAGGAGTTCCTGCAGGAGTTGTGGGAGTTGCGACGAGAGGACCTGCTTTTGTTCCTATCACGGTCGCGACATTCCAGGATTTCATTTCAACGTTTGGAAACACAGGGGGCGATAAGTTCGGGCCCATGGCAATGCGTGAGTGGCTGAGAAACGCCAGCGCGGGAACGTATGTCAGGGTTCTTGGTGTGGGCGACGGTACCAAACGATCCACGACAGGAGACAATATAGGTAATGTCACCAATGCGGGCTTTGTCGCGGGGCAGAGACTGCCCCAGACCAACGGCAACATCGGCAACAACGCCTTGGCGGGCGCCCTCGCCCAGGGTGGTGATCTCGGAAGAACTTACTTTTTAGCTGCGCTAATGTCGGAGTCCAATGGATCAACTTTCCTTTCGGACGCGGGCATGCCCGCTGCCGGCGACGTTGCTTCTCCAATTCTTCGTGGTGTCCTCATGGCGCCCTCGGGTGTCGTTTTGACGCTAAGCGCAGCTATGAGAGGAATTACTAAAAATACTCCGGATGCGAATCGTGTATCCTATAAGACTCTCGGTGCCTCGGCCAATGCTGGCGCAAATATCGGAAGTGTCAATTTGGGCACTTCGGTGTCTGAAGAGTTTGTGATGCTTCTCAACGGACTTAAGGACAGCGCGACCTACAAGAACATCATCACCGCGTCGTTTGATCCGGGTCAATCAAATTATTTTGCGAATGCTTTTAATACCGATCCGACCAAGATCGAGGATGCGGGACACTTTCTTTACACACACTACGACATTCACCAGAATTTAGCGGTCGTGACAGGATCCAGCCGCGGCGTTGCTGCTGTTACCGCGTCTCGTGAACCGGCGGCGTACCTATTGACCGCCTCTGCCGCTCGAAATAAGGGCACGGCGACTTCTACCGGTGTCTCGATCGGTGTTCCAAACTTCGAGGGATTCGAGGATAGGTTTGAGGCCGCCTTCAGCCCGTTTGTTATATCTCAAAAGTTCGGTGGATCAAATAAAAATCTCTTTAGGGTCTTCACTCTGTCAGACGGCCTGATTGGTTCGGGCGAGTTCAAGATCACCATTGCGAACGTCCGCGCCACCGGAAAGGCCGCATATAAGTTTGGTTCCTTCGACCTGCTGGTTCGACGATGGGCCGATACTGATTTCAACAAGGAGGTGGTTGAGCAATTCAACGGGTTGAATTTTGACCAGACCTCTGACAACTACATCGGAAAGAGGATCGGAGACCAGAAGACCTACTTCGATTTTGACGGCTCAGCAGGAAGCCAGAAAATTGTGGTCGAGGGCGACTATCCAAATGTGTCTAATTTCATTCGCGTGGAACTGAGCAATGATCTCAAGAACGATAGATTGGATCAGACAGCGCTGCCAGTAGGATTCAGAGGAATCCACCACTTGGTGACTTCCGGAACCACAGCGACCTCGGCGCAAGGAATTCTGACAGGTAGTGTGCCGGCCGGTGTCGATGCGCTGACCGACGTCGGCACCCTGACTGATGTTTTGAAACGCGTCGTACAGCCCCCCATCCCAATGCGTGAAACAGTTGCTACGGGAGAGTCGCCGAACAAGGTTTTGCAGACTGATCTCACTTGGGGCATACAGTTCGAGGTAAAGACTAGTCCAGTCACACCTAACGCGAGCCAGAAGCTAGATAGCTCCCTGCTGTCGTTCACTAAATACTTTCCGAAGTACCTCACGTCCAATCAGAACCCGCTTGTTGGCAACAACGAGGGTGCTGCTGATGTGGCTGGTTGTGTGCTTGATGCCGATCGGTTCAACAACAACCTCTTTACGCTGGAAAGGGTGCAGGTGCTCACATCGTCGATCGATCGTCCAGATGACCAACAGTGGTCCGCGGCCGTCTACAGGCGGAACGGTGTTCAGGCTGCGACGCAGAAAGACATAGACGGTAACTTGAGCACATTTACTCGTTTCATCGATCCCGCCAAGGATCTGTCTCACGACCCCAGTCGAAAGTTCTTCAAGTTCACTTTCCCTCTGCAGGGTGGTTTTGACGGCACCAACATCTTTGACAAAGAGAAGACAGAAATGAGTGATGTCGCCACCAGACGGGAGATGGACGACTCCACCAACCAGGGTGGTAAGGACGGACCGACGGTCGCCGCCTACAGGAAGGCGGTCGATGTGATGGAGGCCAAGCAGGAGGTCGACATTCAGCTTTTCGCCATTCCGGGCATACGACACCCAGCGATCACCGACTACGCAGTCGAGTCGATCGAGAGGCGGTTCGATGCACTCTACATCATGGACATCGAGATGAAGGACAATGTGAACACTTACGTCACGTCGTCCAACGCGGTCATCAGTGTCACCAACACTGTGAACGCCTTCTCTTCTCGAGCAATGGACACCTCGTTCGCGGCGGCCTACTTTCCCGATGTCACGATCACGGATTCCTCGACAAAAACCAACGTGGATGTACCTCCCTCGACAGTCGTGTTGGGAGCTTTCGCGCTCAATGACGCGATCGGATTCCCATGGTTTGCCCCGGCTGGGTTCACACGCGGTGCACTCGTCAGTACGATCCAATCCAAGGTTGGATTGCTCCAGTCGAACCGAGACGATCTCTACTCCGCCGATATTAATATGATCATTGAAGATCCGGACGCTGCGAGTCCTGTGATTGTGTGGGGACAGAAAACTCTGCTCGCCGCCCAGAGCGCTTTGGATCGTGTCAATGTGAGGCGCCTCCTGATCGACGTCAGACGCAAGGTGCGAAACGTGGCCAGGACATTCCTG